CTTCAAGTTCAGGTAAACTTACCACAGGTTGAAACACCTGTGTAGGTCCNCGACCCTGGATGCTGTCTAACGCAGTTTGACGCAACAGATTGCTAGTGAAGATATGTTTAACAGCATCNGACGCATCTTTAAANTCGTTNGAGTCTTTGCTTAGACTGATCTCTTCCGGTACCCAAAAGAATCCTCGAGCTGTGGTTTCGAAATCTGATATCTTAGGATATTTGAATTCTTCAAAGCGTTGGATAGTNACAGGACCNGCNGGGTCTAGAAACATCTTCCGACTTAGGTANTCTGTTTTTTGTGTTAGGTTATACTGTGCCTTGCTCATTTATATGATCCCAGTTAATAATCTTCCATTGATTTTCTAAGTATTTCTTTTTATCGTGTTGATGGTCAAGGACCCAAGAGTGTTCCCACCAGTCGATCAATAGTACGATATCTTTTTTAACTTCGTGATTCTTGATGGTTTTAATCTTGCCGTCTTTGGATAGGTAGACCCAACCACTTCCTTGAATAGCCATCGCTACCTTAGCAAACTCTTCTTTAAAACTGTCAAACGATTTGAAATGTTCTTCAATAAATGCTAGAATACCGCCTGTGGGCTTATTAGAACTCTTCGGTGTTTGATACTGTTGAAACAGTATATTATGTAAGAACACACCGGCCTCGTTAAACGCAGCATCGCCTTCGCCTTTGTTGTATCGTTCAGCATAGGTCTTGGCCAACTTACCATAATGATAGTTGATAGTATCTTCCGAGATAGCAGGCGCTAGTTCGTCGGCTTCATAAGGCAGCTTTTTGATTTCTATTGTATCGGGTCTGCCTTCTAGCAGAACGTTTCGGATGAAACTATAGCTCATAACTTAGCCCATTCGGTGTCAAGAGTCGGAACCCAACCACTTCTAAAATACTTTATCATATTCATATATGGACCTATTACTTTACTTTCATTAGTATAACATTTTCCGTTAGCAAGATAGTACAGTTTAGAGTAAGACGGTCGTCCGTTATTCATCCATAAACTATACAGGGTGCCTGCTTGTTTCCAAACAGATTTAGAATAATCAGTTGCTCTAGGATGATTCCAAGGTTTGACACCGGCACATGGATTATTAGTTTTCATTTTTTCAGACATCGATTTTATTGTGTTATCTGAAAAATTTACCTTAACCTTATAGCCTGTTATGCCTTTGTTCCAAGGTCCGTTCAATGTAGATGGATTATTAGGACCACTCATATATTCGGAGTATTGTCTTTTTAACCACCCATATACTTTGTTGTTTCTCTTTACATTATTATTTGATGATACCATAAACATAGCAGCTTTGACAAGGCGTATATTGTTAGGATGTATTTTAACTAACAACAGATGACACAAATAATGTTCTTCTGGGGTTAGTGATACTAAGTTATCTGCGTCATCTGTTCCTCCTATGCATCGTGGAACGATATGATGCTTTTCACTGTATCCTTCTAATATTCTGTTCTGTCCTCTCCTTACTAGTCTATTGTATATTTTTTGATAATCCATACAAATCTCCTGTAAACTTATTTATCATAGTTTACAGAAAACTCATAGTTTACAACTTACATGATTCACAGTCCGATTCATCGTCAAAGTTGATAGGTGCTAGGCCCATCATAGGAGCTTCTTCTGCCACTGCCTTTGATCCTGCTTTGTTGATAAGACTATAATAGAATGTCTTACCACCCCAGTACAAAAAGTTCATCAAGTTCTTTGCGATCAACGTAGTTGGCACTTTACGATCTGCGAAGTGTGCTGGATTGTAGAAAGTGTTTGTTGAAATACTTTGATCAACATAAGCCTGTAGTACCGCTGCTGTTTTTAGATATCCGTCACAGTCTTTCTGGTCCCACATTAACTGATACTTGTTCTTTAGTCTGTGGTATTCTGGAACAACTTGTGTAAATGATCCTGCTTTAGATTCTTTAGTCGAAATCAACGACATAGGCATCTCTATTCCATTAGTGCTATTAATAACAACACTACTAGACTCAACTGGAGCAATAGCCATAAGAGTAGCATTTCGTACACCATATTGTTTCATCTCCTCACGTAGTGGCTCCCAATCGAGTTCCGGAGCAAAGTTGGCTAGGTCATTAGCGCCATTGGCACGAAGTTCCCAGGGAAATACTCCCTGGCCGTATCTAGTTTTATCGCTGTGTAGGCAAGGGCCACGTTCCTTAGCTAATTCAACTGCGGCTTCGGTTAAGTAGAATGCTTGATGTTCTATCCAAGATTTAACTTCACCTAACGCTTCCTTCTCACCGTACTTCATACCACGCTTGGCATGCCAGTAGGCTAGGTTAGTAACCCCAATACCAAGTGGGCGAATCTCATCATTGCTTAACTTGCTTTGAATTGATAAGAAGTCTTGATAATCTAAAATATTATTAAGACTACGATGTAGAATGCGGCAAGCACGGCGCATGTCTTCGGGATTGCGGAACGCTCCCCAGTTAATTGATCCTAGTGTACATAACGCTATGCGACCTTCGGCGTCATCGAGACGTTTGAAAGATTTTGTAGGCAGTAGGATTTCACAGCAGAGATTACTTTGGTAGATAGTATGCCATTCGGGATCAAATGGACCTTGATTCATTACGTTGTCAATAAACACAAGATAGATACGCCCTGTATCTGTGCGCTCTTTAAGAATACCGCTCTTAAATACTTCTTCAGCTGCCATTGTCTTTTTACGTAGGCCTTTTTGTTTTTCGTACTTAACATATAACTCTTCGAACTTAGCGGTATCTTTGTAGAAAGCTTCGTACAGGTCCGGAACTTCATTAGGATCGAAGAACGTTATGTTTTCTTTGTTCTTGAAACGTCTCCAGAAGAAGGCGGAAAGGACCACTCCATAGTCCATATGTCGCACTCGGGTTTCTTCTGTACCTTGGTTGTTTTTAAGAACAATAAGATCGTCAAACTGATGATGCCAAATAGGATAGAATACAGTAGCACTAGCATTACGAATGCCTCCTTGTGAACAACTACGTAGATCACCGAACCATTTCTTAAGAAACGGGATCATACCTGTGTGCATAATTTCACCGCCACGGATAGGTGATCCTAATGGTCTTAGTCTACCAATCTCTAGACCAATGCCAGCACGTTTGCTAGCATATTTGGCCATCATTTCTCCTGAAGCAAATATAGAATCAAGATCGTCATCGGAGCGAATAAGAACACATGAAGAGAACTGCTTAGTGGGAGTGCCCAAACCAGCAAGCACTGGAGTAGCAAGAGTGAAAAGGCCATCTGAAGCCGCATTATAATATTCCTTTATGTAGCGCATACGAGCACTGTTAGGTTCTTCTTTGTGAAACACTGTAGCCGCAGCAATCATATAACGGACCTGCGGGGTTTCATAAATTTCTTTTGTTGAGCGATTGCGGACTAGATATTTTTCAATCAGCTGCTCGATGGCAGCATAACTATATTCCTCGTCCTTTTCATGGTCGATTATCTCTTCCATTTTGTTCCAATCTTCTTCTGTATACCACTGTAATAATTCTTCAGTGTAAAGTCCCGTAGCTACATTCTTCTTTACAATTTCATAGAGGTGGGGAGGCTGATAGGAACCATATACGTCCTTCCTCAACATACTCAGTCGCTGCTTACCTGCTGCGTACTGATAGTTCGTGTGTCCTACATCGGGATTTGATTCGATATCGATAAGATCTACGATCGCTCTCAGTGTTATAGCGTCGATCTCGCGTGTGGTGATTCCGTCATAAAAATGCGGGCTTGCTGTGATTTCGATCATACTCTGACTTACATCAGCTATACCCTTACATACTTTTGCTACCTGCGCCTGCCACTTCTCTAATGTCAGCGACTCTTTTTTTCCGTCTCTCTTTAAAACAGTGATGGTGTCGTTCATTCTCGCCTCTTTATTCTTTTCTTTGTAGTGAGAGTATTTATTAGCCCTCTCAGGCCGACCAGATTTTTATAGTTTGGTGTAAATCACTAACTTGGGATACTGATCGATGTTCCCAATTAAGAACAACAGCATCGTCTACAATAAGAACATATCGTAATTCATTTTTTAACATAGCCGTATGTATCTCAAACTTGTGTTCCTTAAACCGGTCAGTTAATTGTAAAGTATAACACATTCCCAAGGCAATAGCAAGGTCGTCATACTTGCCATCTATAACAAGTTTCCAAGGATCGGGCCAATTTTGGGGATTTTTAATATTGAGGTATTGATTGACAAACGGAGCTCTGCTCCAAAATAAAGCAACCTCATGAAATGGATCGAGAGCTTGTTCTAAACTGTCTCTAAATTCTTTCCAAGCTCTGATTCTGTCTGTGCTGTGAAGATCAAACACCGTAACTTACAAAAAATGTCATTACATCCGGAGTACTAGTCGCAGATGGGTTTTTATAATTTAATAACAAAGTTTCCGACCCTGGGGAGGAATTNTCTCGATCAGCTAGAGAAATTGAAAATTCAAGNCCNTCCGCATTNGAATCTCCGCAGGAACTTGANTAAGANTCTGTTATCATAGGNCCTACTTTGTTCTCGCCAACGATAATCGTAAGTGTTCCGTGCCTAACACTACCNCTGGTAAAGTTAACCACATAATCAATGATNGTTTTTCTATTCTGTGCGCTGAATGTAGCAAATGGTACTGGACCTANACGCTGGTATAAGGGCTGAGTTATTTCATCGTTGATAGTCACGTGACTGCCGTTTAACACTTCTGGATANGCGGCACGTACATCACCTAACGACACATTAGTGTATGCTGACTGTTGTCTCTTGAACGAACATTGTTCAACGATATTATTAGTAGGTGATCCAAATACAATGATAGACTGCTCTGGTATATTTTCTTCAGAGACATCATCGAGTAGAATNTTGTTGCCACACTCGATAAATCTACATCTAGAAAACTTAGTACCCTTGCCGTGATCAGAAATAAACGCCTGTGTAGCTATTTTTTCAAACAGCGTCGATGAGATGCTCCACGTATTAGTTTGATTAGCTACCCCGTCTATGTTGATGCCTGTGTTTAGTTTTATAAATGTGCTGTTCATTATGATCACATTAGATTCTAAAGGATCAGTCTGTGTAAAGTAAATTCCAGTATGCGATTCTTTAAACAAACAATTTTTAAAATTAATATTTTTAATCAACGAACCTTCGTTAGATGTTGAAGATACAAAAATCATAGGGTCATATACATTTGAGTCAGCGGCGGCTGCTAACTGTAAAGTATTCAACGGACCTTGGAATGCTACATTTTCAAATGTTCCATTCCGTAACCCTGTTATATCGAAGTGTCCTGTAGTAAACCTAAATGTTAGATTCTTTATGGTCACATCATGTGGCTGGGTTTCACTGCCTGCTTGGAATTGGGCTTTATCTTTGTTATCAATCGTAGTCATTAGTACGGTAGATTCACCAACTAGGATTACAGCACCTAGTTGAGATTCACCATCTAAGAATGCGTATGAAGGAATTCGCAACTGATTAGATATTAAGTAATGTCCAGTTGGTATGTATAACTGTTTTCTAAGTTCAGCATCAGTGTTTCTAAAAAGGTCGTCTAGTGCGTTTTGAAATGCCAGTGTATCGTCAGTGACTCCGTCGCCGATAGCTCCAAAATCTTTGATGTTTACACGATCGTCTAATTTCTCTTGTAGTGTACGGAAAACAGATTTAGTGATACTGGGATTGTTTCTAGAAAACCTATACGACTCGATAAGATCTAAAAGATTATCGTGTTCTGTAAGTACCTTAGAGTTGCCTACAGCCGGAGCGCCTTCTGTTATAGAACCGTTGCCAATGAACAGTTCTTGTGTATCAACTGTCCAGGCCATCTCACCGCTAGACAGCTGTGGAACACCGGATTCTCCGTTTTTGCGGCCTCTTCGGACCTGAATTTTTGAGATTTGCACGACTGCCATATGATAAATTCCCGTTATAGAGTATTTATCTTAGAGAGTCATAGTATTCTTGTACCTTTTCAAACCATAGATCCTGGTACTTATTAAAGTCCTGGGGCCATAGATCAAACTGTTGGTATTCACAGTTTCTAGAGCACATAAACACATGCCCTTCACGGATATCTGTCTTGTAGACTTCGTTGTGTGCTAGAATATAAGCCACTAGCTGTATTTTATAATCCTCAACCCACTCTTCTTTTTTGGGCTTATTAGTCTGCTTGTAGTCGCAGACTGATGGATTGCCTTTATACACAGCTACTAGGTCAGTTGTGCCCGAATACAAGCCCGGAAAATAAAGGCTCTGTTCCATAGCCCATACTTCGTTGACTTCAGAAAGTCCGTTCAAAATGATCTGGTCGGCCATAGCGTTGGCCTGTACATGGACTGGAGCATTACCAGGCTGGCGTTGTAGGCCTGCGATAAATCTCTCTAAATTGGCATGCATTGCTGTGCCAACTCCTGCGGCTTCTGTGGTAATTTCTTTGGCTTTTTGTTCCCCTACTCGCTTCTTCCATTCGTTAAGTGCTGTCATGTCTTTAGTAGCTGACAGAATGGTAGTCACTGACGGTAGACTTTCTCCGTCGGGTGTAAGATAAACTCGTTTGCGGGTTACAGGATCGTTGATCTGTTTACAGTTTTTATATTGAAATCGTTCAACAAATGGTGGTGGTTGTAGTATCATAAAAGTATTATAAACTATTAGTTTGACAAAGTCAAGAAGAAATTTGTTTCATTGCGTTAGAAGACGCAATTTGATTTACTTTGTCTTTAGATTTATCAATATCGGAGCCTGGTTTCTCCGTATCCTGGTCCGTGCCAGGTACTTTTAATTGAACACCTTGTGCGCTGAAATTTCGTACTAGATTCTGTAGTATTGGATCAGCATCGTAGGCTGCTTTGAACGCTTCGTAGTCCATTTGATCAACACCCATTTTTGATAATAGAGTGTTAAGACTAGCCCAATTGAAGTTGGCAGCTTGTTTCTTACTGCTGGCTCTACCTATAAGATTCTTTAAGAGCAGAGTTAGTTGATCAGTTGATTGAAATTCTTTCAGTCTCATTTGACACCTACATTAGATTTAATTAGCATAAGAGACTTTTCTAATTCTTTGATCTGTTTATCGAGATCCTGTTGTTGTTTGTTAGCTTGTTGTTGTGCTTGACGATCTTGCTGTGCCTGTGCCTGTATGTTTTGTGGAGTCGGTTCTTTTTGACCCTGCCCAGTTACTGCGTTGGCGGCTGTACCAACAGCATTTGCAGCCGTTGTTCCTGCTGCTTTGGCCGCTGTGTTAAGTGCGCCAGTGGCTGCTGTTTTTACAGCCGGAGCAACTTTTTGGGCAGCACCCGCAATTCCTCTGCCTAGAGCAGCAGCACCACGAGCTGCCAACTGACCGGCACCTACTGCTCCCCTAGCCAAGACCGCACCAATAGCAGGCAAAATCTCGTCTAGCTTTGCCTGCTCTGATTCGGATATGAACTCGTTTAATTTCATCCTGCTAGAACTTTTAGGAGACTGTTGCTGCGTTCGATGCTTTCTCTCTTAGCACGACCTGCTTCTTCAGCACCGCCAATTGCTGGCTCGCTGGCAGCGAAATCATCTTCCGGAGCAGCATTCAACTCGTCTGGGCCTGCTTCTCCGCCCATGTCGTCAATACCAGCTTCTGGTTCACCGAAACCATCTGGAGCAGCGTCGTCTGCTGCTGGTTCAGCGCCTAACATTTCTTCAGGTTGTGCTTCGCCAGTTAAGCTTCTAACACCGGACGATAGAGTTTCTCTTGTCTGTTTAAGAGTTTCAAGTGCCTGTTGAATCGCAGGGGCTACTGAACTTAAAAATGCCTTGGCCTGCTCTTGGCCCATTTCGTCTCTGATCGTGTCGCCTAGATCAAGCAGTTGATCATTTTCCATTCCTGCTAGTTCTTCAATCCAGCGACTTACTCTGTCAACCATAGTTTTTGCTGCTACAACTGCGCCAGCTTTATCAGTAGCGCTTTCTTTTACCTGAGTGTTCATATCTTTTCCTTGTGTATCTTCGTTTGATGTGACTGTTAATTCTTCTCTCTGAGCGATTTCTGCGTTGACAGCGTCTAGCATCCACTGAGATTTAATGTACGATTCATTTTCAATTGTTTCATTAAAACTGGAAGATTGCTTGTATTGATGTATCTGTGTGCGCAGCCTATTCCTAGCGTCTTCTAACTGATCTAGCGAATAGTTCTCTAGCTTTAGCTTTTGCCCGAAAGTTTGCTCAATTGCTTCATTTATTTTAGAAGCTGTTGCTTTTGTAAAAATGTCCGTGGTTTTCATGTAAGTCCATCCAGAAAGTATCATATATTTATTACTTAGCTGTTAAAGTATCGGCTTGTTTTTTCCAATATTTACAGCTGTCTTTGGCGTAGGTCATTCTTGCTCCGTAGAGATCAATTTTAAACTGATCATTGTTGGTTCTAGCAGCAAAGTATCTAGTTTTAAATTGCTGGTAATCTTCTAGAGATTGTCCAAACTTCGTGTCTATTCTAATCATTTCCTCAATCCTAGAATGATACTTCATGTAATCTATAGCTGCTAGGTTAGCAACTTTGATCGCTATCTTGTTTAGGGCTATGCCCTTGTAGAGCAATTCATTATTTCTATAAAGATCTTTGAAACTGTCTCTGCTGACTATTAAAATATTACCTACAAGGATTCCGTCGTCTGTCTTGACAGGAATTATACATTCTGCTTTAAACAGCTTTTGATTTACACGTTTAATAACGTGATCAAGCTGTTGATTTATTCTAGTCATAAAAAAAGGAACCTATGGTTCCTTATTTAACTGAGCATATTTTACAGGCCAAAGAACTTGACTATCATTGGAAAGTTAATGGCTCCACTCCAGCCTGCGCCTGCTATAAATGCAGCTCCGATCGCGGCATACAGCATTAACTTGTCTTTGCTTTTTTCTATTTCTGCTATCTTTGTAGCTAGTTCGTGATGCTGTGTTGTTGCTTCTGTCCGCATCGTGGTTAGGGTATTTGTGAGTGTATCTCTAGTATTATCGAGACAATCATGCATGTCTTTGATATCTATCTTGATATCATCTATTTTTTCATCTACGTGCTGTACTTTAGTTTCAAGCACACTTACTCGTTCTGTTACTGTGGCCATCTAGGCTATCTCCTGTATATTAAGTCAAGGTCCGGACTGGACATGTGCCTAAGTTGAAGTTGCCTTTGATTTGCCTTATAAGTTATTTATCAACCGATGGAATTTCTTTAATCACGATATTAAGATCTTTGCCGCTGGTTTTAAACACCGGCAATTTAAAATCTACAGTATTATCTAGATTGTCAATTATCGGAATACCGTCAAGATCTTGCTTTAGTAACCCTGCTTGATCGTCATCTAACTTATAGACGTCGTCACGTTCGGTCTCAAACTCAAATGTCCAATACATGCCTTTGCCAGTAAACGGTTCAGGCAATCTGCCAGTATCGATGATCGGTGACTGTTCATAGAATATGTTTGACCGCATATTCAATGCCTGTAACAATGAATTAAAATTACTCTGTTGTCCTAATAATCTAGCATCAGAGCTAGTCCTAGGAGGATTTGATCTTGTTATATCAACAAGCGTGATGATTTGATATCTTTCCATAATCTGCTAGTATTTAAGCAGATAAAAAAAGGCCGGAATAAATCCGGCCCTTACTTCCCATCCCTAGGAAATATTACATTGCGTACAATGAAGTTGGCTCTGTAACTGTTAGTGTACCACCTGCTGTGAATGTCCAAACACCTGCGCCTGTTAGGCTACCAGCACCAATGATACGACCAGCGCGAGTTGCTAGTGTGTTGATGTCTAGGTTGTGTGTGTCGCCCATAGTAACGATAGCAAGACCATCGCTCTTAACTTGGATAATAGCAGAAGTTGTACCGATTTCATCAGTAACAGTGCGAGCTTTTGCTGCGTCTAAAGCAACTGCGCCGTCTGCTCCGCTCAAAACATATTTGAATACGGTTTGTTGAAATGTACGTTGTACTACACCTAATGCTGGTGCTGTTGGGTTAACTCTTGTAAATGCGGCCATGATATTTTCTCCTTAATCAATAGTCCCGCTCCGGGACCGGCATAGTATTTATATCGGTTTGGAAAAAATATGTGAGATCAGCGAATTTTGGCTCGATTTGCCTGCGTGAAATGTAGTCTAGGCACCAACTTCATGGACCCTTTAACATAGCCCTCTCCACCGCGCTTGCCGCCTATACTGGCTTTGATTTCAGCCTGTTGGTCTAGCTGATCAATGATATCGTCTTTGATATTCATTAATTGTTCTAATGTGCTGAATACTGCGTCAAAGGCACGAGCATGTGTTTTTCTATAATCTAGGATCTTCTGTTGCTTCGGAGCAGATACTTTACTGGTTTTTAACCACTGTTCGAATTTGCTGTTCAGCGCAGACAGGTCGCCGCGATCAACCTGTTGATTAACAAATGTATAGAGTGTGCCTTTAAAGTCGCTCATTTTATCCAATGCCAGCTGTTGATCATTTAGCAGGCTATCAATGTCGTTGGCATGCTGAGTAACATAGCGCCTTACTTGATCTATCTTGTTAGCGTCAATGCTAGGCAAACTGTTGGCAGTAACTGGACCCTGTATCATAACAGGACCGGTAGGTTTGATACCTTTGATAGCACCCTTGATTGGCTGTGAGTTGCCTTCGAAATCCATGTAGCTGTGGACAACGACACCTGCGGTGGTCTGAGCTATTCGCTTACCGATAGTTGACGACGCAGGAATAGTGTAGGTTACTGTGTTAGGCGTAAACACAAAGTCACCGGATTTATCTTTAGGAGGCTGGTCGTAATACAGCAGGTCGCCTTTGATGTAACCTCTGAAGCTGGCGTCAACCATAGCTTCAAACTTTTCCCAAAGACCACCCATCTTGCCCGCAAATTCTTTCCTGCTGTCATTAACTTCTTTGCCTCTGCTCAGCAACATGTTCTGTAGATCGGCCGAGCTAGTTACTTTTCCATCATAGCCCTTGGCGGCAAATCCTGCGGTGTCTGTGAGCACAAACTGGCCTTGTTCGTTGCGGCCGAAGTAAATCGCAGGACTTCCATCCCATTTGACTGTAACATCGTCGACGCTTTTAGCCAATGATGCCAACTGTAATAATGCTTCAAGGGCCCCTTTAGACCCGTCGACGATAACCATGTCTTCAGCATGTTGTAGTTCTCTGCCAACTTTGGCTTCGGTTAGTATTTCTAAAAATCTCATTGGAATAATCCTTTAACCATCTCTAATCCAGACAGTACTTTTTGTCTATCACTCTCAGCACGAGCTTTGGCTTCTGGAGTAGTTGCCTTATCACGTTTCTTGGCAGTAACATCTAGCATAGCTTTTTCTTCGTAGCGGTTTATCCACTGTGATAGAAAGTCTTCAGCTGAGCTAAATTTAGCTAGGTCTCCCTTACCGAACATTTTATTTGATTCAAAACTTCTAGCTAATCCCTTAATGCCATTGGCCATTAGACTAATTTTAACATTTTCTATATCTGTTCCGGGATTGGATTTCAGTAAAGTATCAACGACTGGATTACTGAGCCCCATTTGCTCTGCTTGATATTTAAAGATATCGTAGATCCAAGTTTTAGGATTAGTAGTGACTGTGATTGTTTGTGTGTCTTTTTGTTTGCTAAAGGACACACGCTGATTATCAACGACCTTTAATTGAACACCAGCATGTTGTATGCTGAGGTCCATAATCTCACCCGTCACACTATACATATTACCTGATAACAGCCCTTTAACACCGCGTTCAGGAGTTACCCGGGTAGCGCCCCAGTCAGCCATCTTAGGCTCATGCCACATGAAATCAACCTGTACATAATCATTGTCTCCAATCTTAACAATCGGGTGACCGGGTTTGCTTTCGCTGGTATCAATGTACGGAACACTTCCTGACTTAACAAATTCGTCTGCTAGGCCGTTCCAAAATGCCGAATACTGGCCGTAGCTTTTGCCTTCTACAGGAGGAGCAATCATTTGTAGATCGACATCTCCATAGACTTTGTCCGGATCTTCTTGTTGATCCTTCTCGTAGTAAGCACCCGAACCTGTAGGTTTACCTCTCTGTACAGGGCCAAGTCCCTTAGTCTTTAAAAACTTATTAAAATCAATAACAAATTTATCAACTACTGCCAGCGTTTTAGAGACGGCGATTGGTTTTAACACTGTACCTTGTGTTAAGGTCGTGTCCCATCCACCTTCAATAATAAACTCAAATGCTCTCATTAACGTTTACCGCTCTTCATATTGGCACACCAGTGCGCCATGCGTTGTTTCTCGCCCGAACTGTTCTTAGCTGTCTTGCGTAGGCTAGTGACACTGGCTTTACAGTTTACACCACTGCGTTTAGCTAGACCCTTTCGACCGGGTTTCTTGCCATCGGCAAAGTTTTCTAACAGTTCAGTTATTTTCATCTAACCACTTCGATCATTTTACGGAACCACGCCGACGAGCCAGGCATAAAACTTTCAACTTGTCCTGCTTTAGGTAGTTCAACTCCGTCCTTGCTCAGTGTTCCTCTAGCATCAGCTACTAATTCTTCGTAGTTCGGGAGTTTGATGATGAAGTCAATGATCGCTTCAGGATCAGCAAGGTCTTTAGGAGTAGCTGTTTGACCAAGAAGTTTCTTAGCGATCTCGTTAGGATCTTTAGTAATAACTTCGTTAGTGTCCCGGTTAATAAGGCCATTTTGAAAACTCCATTTCATTCCTTTTGTCTTGGCGATAGATGCCATGATGACATGCCTGTGAGCGCCTTTTAATTCCGAACCTTCACGACCACCGGTCATAGACCACTTCATCCATTCGCGTTCACCGAACATAAAGTCGCTTTGAACATAGCCGTTTTTCTCGTCGCCTTTGATCGGAGTTTTAAAATGAACTGAAACTCCAGTTTTTTTAATCCACTGTGCTGGGTTTCCACCCTGCTTGCTGATATACTCTGCTAACTTATTAGCAAATTCGTTTTTATCTACTTCGTTAGCATCTATAGCAATATCTAAATCGCCGCTGGTTTCTTTTTTACCTGTAGTTCCGAGAAGGTGGTCTGTTAGTTCTAAGCCTGTGACTGTTTCAAGCCACTGGATTGTAGGCATAACGTCAGCTCTGTTTATTCGTTTAGTTAATACTGTGCCGGCTTCGTCTTTGAATACATTACCGCCTTCAAAAAGTTTATTCGTCATCTTTGGTCTCTTCTAGTTTTCTTTTTGTGCGCCTAGATTCAGCAATTTTTTTCATACCCCTAGTAAACTTAGCCGGGTCTTGACCTTTAATTGCGTTAAGTAATCGACGCTCTAGCTCATCTGCTTGTTCAGCATCATAGTGCTTTTGGATGCTTTCTAAAAGGTTTATGGCACCATTGATGATATTAGTGGCTCTGCTTTCAATCACAGAATCAACACTTCTCGTCGATGCTATTTGATTTAATTCTTGTAGAATTGATCTAGTTTTAGATTTCATGAGTTCTCAATTGTTATCTTGTATTTAATCAAAATCAATTCTAAGTTTAACAGAATTATTACAAAGAATCAACTGATGATTTTGTGCGTTCGCACATCTGCCAGTATAAATACTAGTAGAAACCATGAGTTTCTAACACACAAACAGAGGATTTAAAATGAAAAAACTAACTCATCACATGGCATCTTTGCTAGAACGACTAGCTGAGATGTTTCCAGATCAAAACTACCAATCCCGGTTAGATCAGTATCTAAGCACCAAAGGCATTACCGATGCCGCACAGTTGGAAAGCTATATCCAGCAGTTCAACTACAATTCTCACAAGGAAAACACAGTATGAAACGATTCTTAAACGCAGTTTACGCAGTGTTAGAAAGTATGGGGCGAGCCAAAGCGGCTGCTCATATGGCTCGCTGCGGCAGGCACAAAGAAGCCCAGGCAATCATGCTGGCCGATTAATATATTGCGCCGCAAGGCATATATACACATACACACAAAGGAGTCTTCTAGATGACTACAAAATTTTCACACGTTAAAGGTGCCGAGCTTGAATTTACAGGTGGCGGACTACGTGATTTTTTCCTATACAAAGATCTGGGAGTAGCGGACGCTACTGACGGACGAGTCCTAGCACATATTACCAAAGCTAACTTACCTCCAGAAAATTCGGGCGGAACTGGCTGGCATATCCATGTAGCCGAGTTCCAAATTGTCTACATGCTTAAAGGTTGGGCAAAATTCATGTACGAGGACAAGATACATTTGGTCGAAGCAGGTGACTGCGTACAACAACGTCCAGGTATCGTACATTACTTGTATGATTACAGTCCAGATATGGAGTACTTGGAAATCATCACACCAGCTGACTACGGAACTGAATCAGCAGAAGGACCGTGCGAAATACCCGCACCAACACCTTGGAAGTAAGCTATGAACTTAGTTTACATACACGGTGCTAGTGCTACCAGCGAAAGCTTCAATTACATCAGAAGTAAACTGGGCAATGGGTTTGATATTAACTATGATAGCCGCAATGGGTTTGAAAACAATCTAGCAGACATTATAGAGCAGTTAAAGGGTGTTAAAGACATAGCGTTTATAGCGCATAGTTTAGGCGGTATATATTCATTACATATCGCCAATGCTATGCCCGATCAGGTTCGAGGAGCCGTTACACTAAGTACACCATACGGCGGTGCTGAAGTAGCAGATTATGCCAAATTCTTCTTACCGTTCAGTCGTTTAATGCGTGATATCGGGCCCAACAGCTGGGCATTTAAACAGGCAAGCGAAATTAAAATTCAACATCCCTGGACCAATGTTGTGACCGTAAAGGGACAAAGTCCTTTTATGCTAGCACATAACGACGGGGTTGTTACGGTTTCTAGTCAAAAGCATCATGAAGACATGGAGTTGATAGAAGTTGACTACAACCACTACGAAGTTGTACTAGCAGAGCCAGTAGTTACTATAATTAAAGAACGAATAAAAAAGTTCAAAAAGTAGTTGCTTTTTTAGTCGCTAGGCATATATAATAAGTTAACAGCGAAAAAGAAGTAGTTGTTAACAACAAACATACACACAGGAGATTATTATGTTTACATTTGATTCAATCGTTGACACCGTACAAGGTGCTCAGACCAAATTCGTAGAAACCTACGTAACAGACAAAAAATTACAAGCTGAAATGGTAAAACTAGCAGACGCTCAAGCTAAGTTTGCTAAGGGCTCTTATCAAACTACTTTGAGCATTGCTCAAACAGTTGTTAAAAAACTGCCAGCGATGTAGTTTACGCAAAGAAAGGAGCTTAATTATGTCAGATCTAACTCCAAAACTACCAGAAGTAAAATTTAATAAGAACGGATATGAAATCCGCACAGACATTCTAGCAATGGCCAAAGACATGGTACAACAAGACTTCCAAGTTAAGTTTGCCGGTTGGGAAATGACTGCCGAACGCGATGAGAAGACTGGTCAGATCGTTAACAAGGTTAATATGCCAGAATTTCCAGGGCTCGACAAAGTTCTAGAAACTGCTGAAAAGATGTATAGCTTTGTAAACAGCGGTGCTGCTAAGAAATAATAAATATATTATATAGATAGATTATCCCGCATAGCGGATTATATTATAGTGTAGGAAAGGGCTCTTCGGAGCCCTTTCTATTTGTGTAAAAAGTCTAGGAGAGTTTTATTATTCTGTAACCACTGAATTGTTCTTTTGAACTGTAAGATTTCATCTACATTATCTTTGTTTAATATTGTAAATTGATCAATAGTAGAATTATATTTCAACGATAATTGCCCAGAATACTCACCCCAATAATTTTTAATTTCGAAAAAATTTTCTTCAATTAATGATTGTCTGTCGAATTCTAAAAATTCATACTGTTTAATTTTTAGAGCCTTCATTAACAGTACACGATCTTTTCCGGGATTAGCATAATAATACTGTTTTTCGTTCGGAAGAACTTGCGATAGCTGGGCCAATACTACTATCGGATCTCTCCACTTTTTAAATTCTATCCAATCTTCTAACAGTCTAATGATTTTTTCAAAACGATAAAAGAAAAAATTTCTTTGATTCATTTTTTCGTTGTTGTACTCTAGATAACCATCTAGGATTAAATTCTTATTTTGATCAAATATTTCTATAGACGGGTCATTGGTGTAATTGTACATTATCTCGCCAAGAGATTCACCAAATTTAAAATTACAATACTCTTTGAAATTATATTGATTATAAACTAGAACCTGATCTAATGGCAATATTAGACTTCTAGCAATAGGCATTAGTCCGCCGCTGGTTCTAACTCAATAGTGAAATCATCTAGATTGATTTCTGGGTGCCTTGCTAATAACTGTCTCTGAGCATCATCTCGATTTTCAGCAGGAATCCTTGCTGTTCGACCACTAGGTGTGTGAGTGACCAAATATGTGCCAGGACCAGTTTGAGTATCCTGTTTAGGTTCTTCTTTGGCTTCCGATGCCCACGAGTAGGGAAGTTTATTTTTAATATCATCGACAGCTTGAGCAGCATCGTATCCACCTGCTAGAATATCTTTAGAGGCGTCTTTGATTTCGGCAGCTTTGGATTGTACCGCAGAGGCTATCTTCTTTAGCAGTCCTGGAAACATTTCAGCAAACTTTTGATCACCACGACTGTAGCTGAGACTTTGATCGCCGTTGTTCATCTGTCCAGTAGGGGCGTGCATCTGCCACTTGCCGTTAACATTGTCAATGTTATCTTTGTCAATGATACTGATAATAGGACCATCTGGAGCATAGCGTTCAAACCAGCGTAGACCCGAACTAGATCCTGTACAGAAACTGGCTTGATATCCTGCTGAGTTATTGAATGTGTAACAGGCACCATAGTTAAAAGGCATCGTTACCAAGAAACGATCATCATCTATCAGTGTGATCTCTTTCTTTTCACGCTTGTGCTTTTCGATAGTTTCTGCGTCTTTGATACGAGCTAATTCGCCACGATATTCGGGCAAGCGAACGATCTGCTGTATTTGACGCAGTGTTTTAAACTTGTTGAAATCTTGATGCGGTTCTTTGAGTTTACCTCTAATGCTCAATGCCTTCCATGCTCCTAGAGCATCTCCGCCTTCGCCGTTAATGTCTTCAAAATCAGCAACACCGTTAACATACATACGAGTTAACCACTCGTCAAATTTGCCGTCTTGGCTGAGGTCACCGTAGTCTGTTGAGCGCAGGCTGTCGTCTAACAGATCACTCCACAACTTAGTAATTTGATCATCTGTAGGTGCTGTTCCCAATGATGCTAATTTATTTTTAGGAATACTACCGTCGTGACGCATGGCAATACCCAACATCTTGATCATCTTGGGATCTTTTAGTTTAGCCGCTATGTTGGCTTCTGTGATTACTTGAGCTAATTTCATCCTGATATCAAAGTCCTTTTAAAGAAGCCCAGAACTGTGCCTAGTTTTTTAGTATCGCCGCTGCTGATATCTTTAAGCAATAGTCTCGGACCTTCTTCGCTCTGGGCCGAATAGCCGCCGCCCCATCCGCTTTTAGTAATATTTCCGGTTTGGTCTGGATAATGGTAACTTGCTGCCATATATATTGCTGTCTGTACAGCACGGCTAATAAACTCGGGAGTGTCTGTACTACCGCCTTCGAGCTCTTCTAAACTAGTTTGTAGACTCTCAATGTATTTTAATTTCTTCGATGCTTTAGCAAACGCATCATTCTTAATCATGTTAGCTACATGGCCTTTGATGTCTGCTATGGCAGCAGTCATAGCACGAACCCACAGCGGTTTAAATTTTTTAACTAGTGTTTCCCTGTTAACTTCCTGAGCGCCTGCGCCTTGTTTAAACTCTGCTCTTTTTTTCTGTTTGTCATCAACAGCTCGAGACCCGCGAGCTGTATAAAATTTTTGAAGCTTACCAATTTCACCTTTGAGGAAGTCTAAGACATTTCCGCCCTTGCTGTCTCTAAACTGCTTAACTTCACCGCCAACGCTGGCTACAGCTTCGTACCTATCGTTGATAGCTTTAATTGCTCCGGTACCAGTTGCTCCTTGTATCAGCACCCACTTACCGTAACTAGATCCTTTGAGTTCACTCCAAGATATTTTGTCTATTGGACTGTAGCCTAGATCGTGTGCCAATTTCATACTTTGGTGTAGATGCTTAACAACTTCGGGGCCGCCCGGTTTTGTGGCCAGCATGTTCATAGCTGAGCTGGCTTCTAGAAGGTGGCCTTCAAGTAGTTGGGCGAATAATTGATAGGATTCTGGTCTCATACAGTATTTATTGAATATCAGTTACACCACGATTGTTTTGCATCGCCGTAGTATTCACGTGCTAGACCGTTCTGGATTAGCCCCATACGCACACTCTGTCCGTTGACTAAAATGTCACCCAAAACTCTGCCGCCAAATTTGTCCCATCCGTAGAGTGTAACTTGAATTTTACCGCCTTGGGCAATAAGCTGGGAAGTGTACTTGCTGGCCAATTGTGCTCGATCGTTTTCCGCTGGGCATTGGGCTCTATGTCCTTTTTCTGGAGTGTCGACTCCGAAGATTCTAACAGCAAGTTCTGGCTTAAGAGGTGCTGGTAGAAAAGGGGCAGCGATCACAATAGTGTCGCCATCACTCACTCTGATAATTTGTGCGTCATATGTTGCTGAATTCTTTGGCATTTTTTGAGCAAATGCTAGAAGAGGAACAGCTAGTAATAATAGTAGTAGTTTTTTCATTTTAAGTCCTAAAAATTGTTATAAGAGTATTTATTTAAACAGCTTTCTCTGTGTGTTCAGAGCGGTGCCAACCTAACAAATATTCAGCTTTCCAATGGTTTTGATCAAAGCCTTTTAGGTGTTGCCATTGATCTCTCTGTGACCATATGCGATCAGCACAGTCTTGCCAATCAGTGTGCCGCACTGTCCATTCAAAATTTAGCATGTGGTTTCGGAAATAATCAAAATCATTGTGATCATACTCAACATGTATTACTTCGAATGTTGTGCCTTCACGAACAGCATCTAGGGCGAAATCATACCCCCATTTGCGTTTTGTTCTTAAGAGATAATCAGCAAAAGGCACAGCGGCTTTTAGAGATTTTAGTTGTTCTGCTGCGTTACGCTCATAATTACAACGACACAGGAACATTGAATGATCTAATATTAGACCGAGATCCTTGTGTTCTAACTCAAACCAAGGTTGTTGCCAGCAGGTGTGATTTAGCAATGGATGGTGGATAGGATAATTCATAGCAGCATAGAACTTCTGTTCTGCTAGATTAAGTTCAAATCCATCCTTGTCATAATATTGAAAATCGTCTGGAGTCAGATTGTCTACAGGCTTTTCACATGAAGGATTTGACATTAAGGTTATGTCATTCCTACGAAACATACTTAGATGCTGTCGGGTTCTTCTATTTGGCAACGATCACAGGCACATTCTGAACAGTGGTCGCAGGTTTCATCTACACATCCATGCCCGCAGTGGGCAGGATGCCCACAGTGATTACATATTAAGTTATTCTGTTCTATCTTTGTCATCTATCGCTCCTCCGGTGACCCATGCAGTACAACTACGTGTTCCTGCACACTTGAAATGTAAAAAGTTACAGTATCCTAAATCCGCCTTATGTATAGTAGCCATAGCATCAGTTTCTTTACTATCGCCCTTGACGCCATCTTCGATACATTTCCACATCTTGTCACTGACATCAAATGCCGCACAGTTACCGCACTTCATAGTTTTAGCAGTCTTTTCATCTATGCTCCAGGTCTTAGCAGAGTCTTTCCAATAGTTACCTGGCTCGTCCGGATTAGCAGGACCATAATGATACTCGTCTATGGCCTTTTGACGATTCTTTAAGTTAACATCAATGTCATATGTGGCAATGGGACAGCCCTTGTTTGCTGCTTCTACGATGTTGATATATTTTCTATACATAATTTTTATCAAATAGTTACAGGTAGTAGTATCAGCGACATACTAGGACCAATTCTAAATGAACTGAGAGTAACCTTTGTTCTAACATCCACTGTTTGTCCCGCGGCTACAGTTATTATGGCCTGTGTTGTCATGGGCCAGCCGCTTTGTGCTCTTGTCTGTGTTTGACCTCGTCTAGAATGGGCAACTATCACACTGTCGACATAGATACCGTAGGCGATAACTGCCAGCAGTGGTGAGCCGCTGACGTATGTTTCGCCTGCGATAGTGGCAGTACCAAACCCAGCAATTGTGCCGTCGTTGTTTACACCCCAATCTGAAAAACTAAATTTGTAGTATCGGTCATTGATTGTGTCGTGCATTATTAGTTCAGCACCAATAATGTTCTCACCAATATTATTACCCAATGCTGCACGGAATGTAGTATAACCTCTTGCGTGTAGATTTAACAGATCACCCCAACCGTCACTGTTCCATTCTGTGCCTGCGGGACTGGTATGGTTGTCACGATCGTATTCTAATTCTGATTCGGTGTTATATAGAGCACCGTTACTACCACGAGCTATTGTTAGGCCTGTGTCTATGCTGTCTGTTTCCGAATCTTCTGCTGTTCTTGTGAATTCAACAGGGTCACCTAACTCTGCCGGCTGCACAATGAAAGGATTGTTAGTTAGTTCTAAGTAGGCTAACTCTGTTGTAGAACTTCCGCCTTGTCCTAGTAATCCTTCTGTATCAGTTAGGTCGCTGATGTCTGCGGGGATAGCAGGAATGTCTTCTGCTGTGATAAAGTTTGAAACATCTGGGATCTCAATAGCACCGACTGCATTATTAACATATTCTTCAGTGGCATAACCTGTAAGATCAACTTGTACTGCATCGGCACCGCCTTCTACAACATCCTCTGACACCAGACCAGCATCGGTAACACGATTAATTACTAAAGTTCCGTTACTGTTTGACAGTTTAACATCACCAATATATATAGAACCTTCAGTAACAAACACATCTTTCCATCGTTTATCCGGGGTACCTAGTGTGTAAGTATCATCTGTACTAGGAATAATATTCCCAGCATAGTTTGATAATACAGTTTCTTTGTCGTCAAAGTAGGCCAGACTATTCCAGTTTTGAGTACCGTTACCTATTTTAATTTTGTTATTGGTTATGTCAACGCCAACTTCGCCTTGTGCTAGTGTTGGATTTGAACTAACCCAGTTTGCTGCTGTATCACGCCTCAGTTGTATTCTTCTTGCCATTTTATGCTCCGCCCCCATCTAGGTTGTTGCCGTCATCAAAGACTGTGGAGGCCGCTCCTCCGTCTAAATCTTGTTCTACTACTAGGTTAAATTTATTAGTAGCATCATTATATGATACTGAGATGCCTTCGTGATCACCGTTAACAAACATCTCAGCTGCGTAATCCTGTGCTAGTTCTGTAAAATTTGTAACTCCTACATAATCGTAGAGTTCAGTAAAGTTAGAATTTATTTTAGCAAACGCTGTGCGTAACGGATCACCATCCCCTTTGTTTACTGATGTTCCAATGTTAATCGTTTGTTTAGCCATCATAAGCCCCCTAATCTTCTAATTGTATCGAGCTCGTCTTCTTTGCCTTGATGTTTCATAAACGCTAGGATTTCTTTGTATTTGTCCATGGTAACAACACTGTCTTGACTTAGTTTTGTAACTATTTCAGCAATATCGTGTAGGTCAGCGTCATCTTTGACATCTTCTCGGGCCAGCTCTAACAAGCGTAGAAACGTGGGAACATCAAGTTTAATAATATCCATTTTTTAAAACCTTAAATAGCAGTAACATGTATTTATTGGAAACGTATGATTAACAAAGAGCCCTTTTACAAACTGATCGAACAATTGAAATCTGAAGGCAAATATCGTGTGTTTAACGACATCCTGCGCGAGCGCGGCGATTATCCTCGGGCAATTTGGTACGGACCCTACAACATCAAGACTATTACTAATTGGTGTTCAAACGACTATTTGGGCATGGGTCAGCATAAAGTGGTCATTGATGCTATGCACACTGCCCTGGATCAAACCGGAGCAGGGTCTGGCGGTACTCGTAATATCGCAGGGACTACCCATTACCATGTAGCACTAGAACACGAACTAGCAACACTACACAAGAAATCTGGCGCTTTGTTATTCAGTTCAGCATATGTGGCCAACGAATGGACACTGATCGCCTTGGCTAAAATTATTCCCGACATTGAATTTATTTCTGATTCTAAGAATCATGCATCCCTCATAGAGGGTATGCGCCATAGCCGGGCGCCAAAGCATATATTCAAACACAACGACCTTGACGATCTTAGAAGTAAGCTAGAGGAAGTAGCTGCTAGGAATGCTACTCCCTGTGTTGTGTTAGAATCTGTTTATTCGATGGATGGAGATGTCAGCCTGTTAAAAGAGATTCTTAACTTATGTAGATTATATGCTGCTATATCTTATGTAGATGAAGTACATGCTGTGGGTCTCTATGGCAAGCATGGCGGTGGCAAGCTAGAAGAATTAGAATTAGAAAATCAGGCTGATATCGTCAATGGCACATTGGGTAAAGCATTCGGCGTCCAAGGCGGATATATCGCTGCTGACAAGGTCATTGTTGATGCTGTTCGTAGCGTAGCCAGTGGCTTTATCTTTACAACTTCTATGTCACCTGTGACCTGCTCAGGAGCATTGGCTGCGGTCAAATATCTAAAGGTCAACTCACAGTTGAGAACGCAACATCAAGAACGAGCGGCTAAACTAAAACAACTGTTTAGAGAAAACGAAATTCCGTTGATGGAAAATGAAACACACATCGTTCCTGTAATGATCAACGATGCGTTTAAAGCCAAAGCGATCAGTGACGAATTGTTAAATGAATACGGCCACTATGTACAGGCCATCAATTATCCAACAGTTGATGTGGGAACGGAGCGGTTACGATTTGCTCCCACTCCGTTTCACTCAGATGCTATGATGGACGATCTTGTAGATAAGTTACGGACGCTTATCTAATACCTTGTCAGCTAGACCGTATTCTACAGCTTCTTTGGCTGATAAGAATGTATCAAACTTCATAGTTTCAAACATCTCATCATAGGTCTTGCCCGCGGTATTGTGCTTGACATACAGCTCAGTTAAGCGCTGATTGATCCGTTGGCTTTCTTCAAAACTACGTTTGGTGTCTTCAAACTGTAGCTCTTGTACATGAACCGAACCTCTTGTGCCCGGAGTACCCGAACTAACACGATGGATCATTGTACGACTTTCGGCTAGAACATGGCGCTTGCCAGCAGCACCGGCCTGTGCTAGAAATGAACCCATCGAGCAGGCCTGCCCCATAACATAGGTAGCAACGTCCGGTTTGATAAACTGCATGGTGTCATAGATGCTTAGTCCAGCTGTAACTAATCCGCCAGGGCTATTAATAAACAGTGAGATGTCTTTGTCCGGATTTTCGCTTTCTAAAAATAGCAACTGTGCCACGATCAGATTGGCCATATTATCTTCCACGGGCCCGTTGAGCATAATGATGCGCTCTTTGAGCAGTCGGCTGTAGATATCATAGGCACGCTCTCCGCGACCCGAAGATTCGATTACCATAGGTACTAAATTCATATCAATCCTTGTTATAAATGATTAACTATTATTACAGATTATTATCAACATGTCAATAGAAATCTAAAAATAAACGGTTGACTCGGCAGCAAAAACCGTGTACACTAGTCTGGTTAAATAGTACTTTAATAGAAGTAAGATCATGAGTCACACACTTTTAACTCAATGCAGATATGCAGNCCGTTAACTTAATGCCTCTCTCTACTGTAGATTGGCAAGAAGCTATTCGTTATATGGTTTTGGACAAAATCGAAGTCCTGGCTTGGTACGACAATTGGGTTGTTCATTCGGCCACATGGGAAACTAAGGTACCCGCAGTTATCATGCTGAAGGAGTATCAGAAGCCCAAACATACAATGCGCTTGTCTAAGCGTAATGTGTTCCTGCGCGACCAATACCAATGCCAATACTGCGGCGACGAAGTTACAGAGCAAAATGCTACCCTTGATCACGTACACCCTGTAAGCAAAGGTGGCAAGACAACCTGGGAAAACTCTACCACTGCCTGTAAGCCCTGTAATTATAAAAAGGCTGCTCACGTGGGCAAGATGAAGCCAAAACTTCAACCATATAAGCCGCACTTCTGGGACCTAGTTGAAAAACGCAAACAGCGTGGCTATAACATACAGCATCCTAGCTGGCAGGATTATCTTAACTCCCAAGATGCTTGACATCCTGTGTGCTCGTATGTATAATTAAAACATATGAGCACACAGCCGCTGAAACCCGTAAACCTACATTTAGATTCTGTTACTATCAGTGATATTGAAAATCACAAGAATATCACCACGGCGGAACTTCAAAGAGACCTAAAAAACCTCAACAAGTTTGAAGCAGTCTCAAACGAAAACAACTTTTCGGGCAATCCGTTTCTATATCATTTCCAATTTAAGAATCTGTTAAACTGTCGCAGACAAGACGGTAAAACTATCTACGACATATGGAACGATCCAGCAGAGCAGGCCAAACTAATCGAACAGACTAAACTGCGTAATCGAGGGGGCCGTACTGCCGCTGGCAATATATTCGAGTGCTTCCGTATTAATCTAGGTTCTGTGGTCATGTTCAAAGCTACCACAGCCAAATATCTGTACAAGAAATACAAGGCCAAGAGTGTGTTAGATCCCACAGCAGGATGGGGTGGCCGTATGCTGGGGGCATGGTCGTTGGGCATAGACTACACTGGTATTGACACAAATACCGAAATGACTCCTGCTTATGATGCTATGATGGCATTCTTAGATGCTGAACTAGAAGCAGTTAACGGACTCAGCAGTAATCTATTTTCTATGGAGCGTGACTTTGAACTAAAGATGATCTGGCAGAGTTGTTTGGATGTAGACTTCAGCCAGATCAACTATGACTTTGTATTGACTTCACCGCCCTACATTAACCTAGAACTCTACGAACACATGGAGCCTTGGGAAACTGACCAAGCTTTCTACGAACAGTTCTTTATCCCGCTCTGGCAGAAGTGTGTGGACAATATCCAAAAGGGCGGACATGTCTGCTTTAACATCAGTCCTAAAATGTATGCGGACGCACTCAAACACGGACTTACACCCTGCGATGACGAGGAAGACCTGCTACAACAAATGGGGCAGAAAGCCAATGCTCTTAAAAAGGGCAAAAAGAAGCAGGACAAGATCTACGTTTGGAAATGTTAAGGTTGACATATAACTAAACCTTTAGTAAACTAATGATACTTGTTAATCAAGTAATCACAGTCGTTTGTTAATCAAACGCATCAACTATAGGAAATTGTTATGTATCACAAAAAAATAACCGATAAGTTTGGCACGGACTTGTTCGATGTATTAGGCCCAAAAGAAACTCGTGTTCCATGGAATTCGTTGAGCCTCACAGAGCAAACAGCTCGAATCAATAGAATCCCAGAATATGTTAATACTCGTTCGTTAGGGTCACACCCTACGTTTGTAGACATGTTGTGTTTCTGTTTTCAGAAGCTAGTTAACATGGGCGACGATAACCCACTTAAGGGCATCGACCTACCCGAGTTTAGTTCACTCAGTGAAGCGGCAGAGAAGATGAACATGCCCGCTATGAACTATGATCCCACAAACTTACACGATATTATAATTCTAGTAAAGAACGCCGCCAAGCAGAGAGATATTTTTCTACGCCACATCTTTGCTGACATTGTATTCCGCTTTAATCCGGGACTTGTGTTTCCGGGCATCGGACGCATGAATTCAAAAGGACAGTTATTTGTTAACGATGCTCAACATCGAACATTAGCCTGTATGATCCTTGGTATCGAACAAGTACCGCTGAGCTTTATTCGTTCCGACGACGAGTATTGGGATGTTGCTCAATATGCTGCTATCAACATTCACAGCCTAAGTGCTAGCCCATTTGATCACTATCGTATTCGCGTTCAACGAGCTGACGCCAGCGAAGAAGCAAAGATGCCTGTAGAGAAAGAGGATAAGATCTGTAAGGAAATGGATGTTCTGTTTAACGAACTAGAAGTTGTTGTGGTCGAAAAGAAAGACACAGTAGGTTCTAATTCTAAAGTGCTTACGGGTATCGGTAATATGGTCAAATATCGTAAAGACTATTCTAAAGATGCGTTTGAACGAGCAGTTACAATCAATGCTGTTCTGTTCCCAACTTGTGTGTTTCAAACTGCCAACAGTTGGGGTCTTATGGAGTTCTTGGAGCATCAAGACAAGAAAGTAGACAAGAAAGAATTCGACTACAAACTACGTAATGCGTTACGCAAGGCCTGGCAAAAACCCAACCAAGGCAATCGTCTACACAAAGACATCAAAGACTGTTACAAAGATCAAACAGACTCCGAAGCTAACAACAGTCGTGTTCCAGAGCCTGTGATCATCGCACACGGTATTTGGCAGGTGTGTAAAAAGTACGAGCCAGACGGCAATTGGATTGAACCACCGTGGCCGGCTAAAATGCAAAAGTTCAAAATGGACTTAGTATGAAGAACTGGACTATTGTAAACGAGTCCATTAATGCTCGTGAACCCTACACTAGTCCAGACGAAGGCACATACTATAATAGGGACTTGTTCAAACACTTTTGTAGAAACAAAGACTATAAGTATGTGGCCATCTTTGGCTACTACAAAAGCAAATACAACTGGACTGATGAACAAGCCCAAAATATGTACGACAAGAGCCCGGACGGATGGACAGACGGACTAGGTGTATATCGCTTATTTGATTGGGGTAAGGGCGAGAACAAACTTAAGATTGGTGAGGATTGGGAATGGCACGAACCCCAATTAGATCACATCATTCCTAAGTCGAAAGGCGGGCAAGACACTCCTGAGAACTTTCAAGTGTTGCCTGCTATTATTAATAGGATTTTAAGCAACCTTACAGACGAGTCAGCACCCGCAGTTTTGCCCATTGTTTTGGCTCAGTTTCCTTAGTTGACAAAGATCTCTAACGGTGTTACAATATATACATCGTTAGAGATTAGGAGTACCTGTGCGTTACATTTTAGCATCTTGGGATCGTGAAGGGTTTGAATGTCTAGAGGACATCACTTCTAAACATCCTGATATTTTTGACAAAGCACAGGTCTTTGAAGCACTCAAAGGTAATACTCCGCAACGTAATCCGTTGGGGCAACAAATTGAGCATATGAAACTTCGTGCTCGTTTTAACTCACAACGCTGTTACGAAATCTATGTGTTCACTATGGATGACAGCATAGAATTTAAAGATGTAGAGGATTGGATGATTGCCGATCCTCAAAGTCTAGTCGACTGGATCCGTGTTAATCACTACGCTAAGATCTATTCAGACTACTATCCCAAACACAAACCCGCAATCGTTTAAGGACAAAATGCGAACACAACCACAAACTATTATCCAACGTCTCGAAGCAGACAACTCTAGGCTAGCCAAAGAAGCTATCCTTGCTGAAGCAATGGAAGAAGGCCTAGACGAGTTCTTCCAAGGGCTGGCTATGGCATTAGACAAGCTCTACACTTTTGGCATCAAGCAGGTACCCGTCAAAGAACTAGATGATGGGCAAGGTCTAAGTTGGACTAACTTCCTACAGCTGGCAGAGAGCCTACGTCGTCGTGAACTTACTGGTCACGCTGCTCGGGATGCTGTACAACTGGCCATGGGTGTGGCTACCAAAGAACAATGGAACGACTGGTACCGTCGTATTCTTATCAAGGACATGCGAGCAGGATTCGGCGAAAAGTCAGTGAACTCTGTGGCTAAGAAATCCAAAAAGCCACAATACGCTGTGCCCGTATTTGAGTGTATGTTGGCACACGATGGAGCCAATCACGAGTCGAAGATCACGGGCAAAAAGCTGGTAGAACCCAAACTAGACGGTGTACGTGTGCTCACAGTGGTAGACTACGAAAGCCGTACTGTTACCATGTACACCCGCAACGGCAAAGAGCTCGCAAACTTCCCGCACATCACCAAGTTTCTAGAAGACAACCTAGACAACATCGCCCGTAGCTATGTGTTTGATGGCGAAGTAGTCAGCGAAACGTTCCAGGCGCTAATGACCCAGGTACATCGCAAAGACAACGTCAATGCTCAGGACGCTCGATTGATGCTGTTTGATTGCCTGCCATTGAGCGAATTTAAACAGGGCATCAGTGTCATGGGCCAACGCAGGCGCAGCAATTTCCTAAAGGCCAACTTTGGCCAGCTGTTTGCTGGCAGCGGCTGTTTGGACATCGTTCCCCAGAAAGAGTTCGATCTAGACGTGTTCACAGACGAGATCGAGTTCAAGGACTATAACAAGAGCATGGTTGAAGCAGGCTACGAAGGCATCATGATCAAAGATCCCGAGGGCAAATGGGAGGGCAAGCGATCAGTAGCCTGGCTCAAACAGAAGCCCTACATCGAAGTTAGTCTTGCTGTAATTGCTGTAGAAGAGGGTACGGGTCGTAATCAAGACAAATTGGGCGCACTGGTCTGTGAAGGTGAGGATGATGGTAAAAAGATTGTGGTCAACGTTGGTTCGGGTTTTACAGACGAACAGAGAGCAGAATTTTGGCAGGCTCGAGATACGCTCATTGGGCAGGTCCTGGAGATCCGTGCGGATGCAGCAACTAGGAGCCAAGATAGTGAAGATGTCTACTCGCTACGGTTTCCCAGGTTCCTTCGATTCCGCGGCTTTACAAGAGGTGAGAAAATCTAAGATGAAAAAGTCAGCTATCAAAGATCTATGCTATGGTGGTATGCTAGAGCTATTGAACAACCATCATTACTACTATCATTCATCCGTGGGCTCAGCCTACAGCCGTCTAACTGAGGATGGCAAAGAAGCTATGATTGAGTTTATGAGTATGATTGCTTGGAAGATGAAAGAAGCAGAAGATGCTGATCTAGATCAACGTGCCAAGCAACAGGTCTTAGATCAACTAAAGAAACAGGACTGACATGCGTGAAATATTGGGATTTATTCGTTGGTGTTTTAGTGGGCTGCTACTGTGGCAGTGGGCCTTTATCACAGCCATGATCCTACAACTGCTATCATTCTTGGCTACGAAAACCCTAGGCCTTTGGCTCAGCGGCATGGGGCTTGCGATCATCCTGGCATTCATCAGTAAATGGGTGTTTTGGGACGGTGTTAGATCAGCTTGGGGTCGTTATCGTAAAGAACGCAACAGTCTACTGAATACGATCAAACACAGCGACTAGAGCCAGGCGCTGACTGCCTGCTGACTGCTGGCCGCTACGGCCCAGCGCCACAGATCTTCGGGCGCATGTTCCCAGGGCTCAAACGCCGGGGGCACTGCCAGGGTCAACCAACTGGAGTGTGGAGTCCAGGGTTCTTGTCCCTTCAGTTCCATTTCTAACTGTCCAGGCGCCCATTGTGTGAAACCCGTGAAAGCTTGGAATCCCTGTGGAGGGTCTTCTGCGAGCCTATGGAACTGTCGATGATGGCTGGTCATGCTGACAGTGTCTGTGACCGAGACTGTGGTGCGCATCTGCCACTGCCTGGGATGTAGCACAGAAACCACGTGTGTGTTCACGGGCCCACCCCAGTAGAGTTCACGATCTTCCAACCAGGGTTCTAACTCCAGGCCTAGACTGCTGATCTTTATGGGCAAGGGTCTATTTAGGCAAACGCCCAGGGTGCCCTG